ATTACAATTTTCATTAAAATCAAATAGTAGCGTTGGGGCATCGGTAGTAATAGACATAAAATAATTTAAATAATGGCAATAAAATCAAAAGATAAAACATTTGGTAGTAGTAGAAATATAAATTATGTTGGTAAGGATTTTGCTACATTAAAGCAAAACCTTATTGATTATACAAAAACATATTTTCCAAATACATATTCGGATTTCAACGAAGCATCTCCTGGTATGGTATTTATCGAACAGGCTGCGGCGATTGGAGATTTACTTTCTTTTTATCAAGACACTCAATTAAAAGAATCAATGTTGGCACATGCTTCAGAACGTAAAAACGTTGTAGCATTAGCACAATCATTGGGATATAAACCAAAAATTTCAACTCCTGCTGTAACAACTTTAACTGTTTATCAATTAGTTCCATCAAAAGGTAGTGGTAGTGCAAATGTGCCAGATGAATCATATTGCCTTAGAATAAAAGATGGTATGGAAATATCATCTAACACAAATTCTAATATAATATTTAGAACAGTTGATACGGTAGATTTTACATTAAAAGATGGTAGAGAAGTAGATGTGCATGAAAGAAATGGAATTGGAGAACCAACGTTTTACCTTTTGACTAAAAAAGTTAAAGCAATATCCGCCACTCAAAGAGAGCAAACATTTACATTTGGAAATTATCAAGAGTATCCAAAGATAACCTTAAACGATGATAATATAATAGGAATATCATCTGTAACATCGGATGGTGGTAACACAAAATGGTATGAAGTTCCTTATTTGGCACAAGAAAGTATTTTTGTTGAAAAAGCAAATATAGAAACAAATACAGGAGTATTAAGCGCATCATCATCAACTGTACCATATATCTTAGAAGTACAAAAAGTACCATATAGATTCACTACAAAAGTTAATTCCGATAATACGTTAGATTTACAATTTGGTAGTGGTGATAACGATATGGCTGATGATATTATTTTACCAAATACTAAAAATGTTGGGTTAGGATTAGCTAACTCTATTAATAGATTAAATCAGGGAATTGACCCATCTAACTTTTTAAAAACAAATACATTTGGCGTTGTACCTGTAAGTGATACATTGACTGTAAAATATTTAATTGGCGGTGGTGTTAATTCAAACGTTAATTCAAATGAATTAAATAGAATATCCAAAATAGAATACGAAGAAGATTTATTATCAGTAGAAAATCCAGCTTTATATGAAACTATGAAGCAATCAATTGCCGTAAATAATGATGAACCTGCGGTGGGTGGTAGAGGTTCTGAAAGCATTGAAGAAATTAGACAAAATGCATTAGCTGTATTTGGTTCACAAAATAGGGCAGTTACAAGAGAAGATTATGTAGTAAGAGCATTATCAATGCCTGAAAGATATGGTAGTGTTGCTAAAGTATATGTTTCACCTGATGGAGAAGTTGATAACAACTCACCTTCATCGATATTATCATCTCCAAAAAACATAGCAGAATTTGTGGGTGTAGTAGAAGGATTAAAAGATAAAACGACAAGCGAAATACAAAAAGAATTAGTTAAGTATCTTTCTCAAAAGAAAACGGCGATTGCAGAAGTGAATAATCCGTTTGCAATTAATATGTATATTTTGGGGTATGATAGTAATAAACATCTTACATTGATAAATCAAGCAGTTAAACAAAATCTTAAAACCTATTTAGGTGAATATAGAATGATAACTGATGCGGTTAACATTATTGATGGATTTATTGTAAATATAGGTGTTGATTTTGAAGTAATATGTTATTCAAATTATAATAAAAGAGAAGTAGTTTCAAATTGTTTAACTGAATTACAATCATACTTTGAAATAGATAATTGGACATTTAATAAACCAATAAACATTTCAGAAATAGAATTAATATTAGCAAATGTAGAAGGAGTAATGAGTGTACCATCGGTTAAAATATATAATTTGTGTGGTGGAGATGGAAACTATTCACCTAACAAATATAATGTAGATGAGGCAACTAAAGGTAAGATAGTTTATCCATCTTTAGACCCGTGTGTGTTTGAAGTAAAATATCCAAATAAAGACATAAAAGGTAGGGCATTATAATGATTAGATTTTTTACAGCATCAGTAGATGCAAGTTTATATCTTCAACAACCCGACCAAAATGCGGGCAGAGATGAGATATTAGAGGTTGGTAAACTTTACTATGGAGATGTAAAGGATGTAGCCAGAACTTTAATTAAGTTTCCAATAAGTAGTATAGAAACTACTTTATCCGAAGTAACATTTAATGTAACGGAAAGTACTTGGAGAGCATATCTTAATTTAAAATCGGTACAAGCTGAAGAAATTCCATTAGAATATACAATCTATGCTAACGCAGTTTCACAAATCTGGTCTATGGGAACTGGCACTAAGTTCGATAATGTAACATCGGATGGTGTAAGTTGGAAATATAAAAATGGTGTAGATAAGTGGCAAAATAACACTGTTGGAGGTACTGCTACATATACAATTGGTACAACAGGTTCAGCAAACGCTGAAGGGGGTACTTGGTACACAGCATCAGAAGCATCTCAATCATTTAATTATGAAGAGGCAGATATTAGAATGGATGTTACTGAAATCGTAAGACTTTGGATGACAGGTTCATTACCTAATAATGGGTTTATTGTTAGACATAGTTTAGAAAACGAATCAAATGATTTGGATTATGGTGTACTTAAATTTTTCTCAAAAGAAACAAATACTATATATGAACCAAAGCTAGAAATAACTTGGCACGATTGGTATCACTCTTCAATATTAGGAGAGGTGACCGGCTCATTGGGAGATGGTTACAAATTGGTTGTTACTAATTTAAAAAAGAGTTATCAAAAAAACAGTAAAACAATAGTGAGAATTAAAGGTAGAGATATGTATCCTTTAAAATCATTTGGAACTACTTTTGAATACGAACAAGTTAAACAATTACCATTTGGAACATATTATCAATTAGAAGATTATAAAACAGGCGATATAATATATCCGTTTAGTGTATGGACAAAAATTAGTTGTGATGATACATCTAATTTCTTTTGGTTATATTTAGATAACTTACCAGCTAATAGAACATATAAATTAAAGTTTAAAATTGTAGAAGATTTACCTGGAAATCCTTGGAATGTAATTGATGATAATTTAACATTTGAAATAGTAGAGTAATGAATGGATTAACGGCATTAGAAACAATCGCTCAGAAATTAGAAGAAAAGCGAAAAACCGATTTGGAAACTATATTAAAAGTTTCCGGCTCTGCTGCTATTGCCAGAAATGAATATGGTATTACTGTTGTTGAAGATTCAAATGTAGCATCATCTTTAGCTTTTAAAAAACTAAATAGACCAAAGTATGATGAGGATGAAATCAAAAAAGCAATCAATGTTAACATTTCTGAATTAAAACCAGATATTCCAAAACCAAATTTAGATTTAGTCCCAAAACCATTATATGATGATGAAGTTTCTACAAACGAATCTTTAAGAAACGAAATTGATGATTTAACAAAGGAAGTAGAAAGATTAAATACTAAAGTAGCTGATTTAGAAACTAATTTAGAAAGTGAGATTAACAATCGTTTATCAATTGAACAAACAAATGATGCTTTAGTAAATCAGTTAAATACATTAACACAAACCATTGATGATTTTACCTTACAAATACAAAACTCATTACAAAAATCAGTAGAAGAAGGTATTCTTAGAGCATCATTACAATCTCAAAATACAGGTTTTAAAGCCCAAATTCAAGCGTTAATTAAACAAATTGACTCATTGAATTCAATAGTTGAAGGCTTACAATCTCAATTAGGAGCAGTACAAAATCAACAAGCAATTGTACAAGGAACTCAAGCACAAGCTCAAGCTGCAGGTGCGGATGTTGTAAACGATATAGCAATTGTTAAGTTAGAACCAGAGGAAGATACCAATGCACCAAAAATATGGGCTAGATTCAAATCGGGCGGAGGTTCACAATGGAAAAACGGAAAATCATTGAGTATAACAAATAATGATAAAAAAGAAATAAGCGTAAAAATAACAAAAACAAACCCAAGCGGAGCATCTGATTTTTATAATGTACCACAAACTACATTTACTATGGCTGCTGGTGAAAATAAATCAATTGAATTTACATTGAATGAAGGAGCTGTTGGTGGTTTGGATGCTCGTAAAAAAGGTGGACTATTTGGAGGACATACTCATTCTAAAGATTATAAAGGAGGTTCTTTAAAAGTATCTATTACACGTTCTGATGGAACAACAAAAGATAAAACTTATGATTCTGGATTCGGAAAATACCATCCAAATTCATATTAATATATAAGATATGAGTATTACAAAATATACAAATTTTGAAACAATAGATATAAATAAATCTAATCAAGGAGAATTTTTGGTTGGAGATGATAAATTTATTGTCACAAAGAATGAAGTAGAAGAAACCGATTTCGGTGATTGTAAATATGATGTTATGGAAGTATCTGTATATGATATCAATAACAATTTACTACCACACAAATCAGGAAATAATGTTGCTTATATAAAAACAGGCGATATTAAAAACTATTTATATAATCTTACAAACAAAGGTGGTCAAAAAGAGTTAGCAATTGATATAGAAAAATTATTAAATGATTTAGGATTTACAAATGGTATCTTAAAAGTAGCAATTAATTTTGTAAGAAATAGAATCGGTAGTGATAATGAATTATCGAGAGTTTGGATTCAACAAATATCACCATCTAGAGAAGAGATTAGAATACTTCCACTAAAAACATCGAATAATCAAATAAATCAAAAAACTGAAAACGAATTCAAAAACGTTAATAATCTAAATAAAGATTTTAAATATTATAAAAAAAATGTATTAGATGCACTAGATTCATTTGAAGTTACTTATTTAGAATCTATAAAAGATGCTATGGTGGCTAGATTTGGTAATGATTTTGAATCAATACTTAGAAAAGATTTTGGATTATCTAATTTTGATGGGTTTAAAAAAAGAATATTTTTAGATTTTAAAGATAGCGTAACATATTGGTTGAACAATAGAAGTTATCATATATCAGATACTAATTTTGGCAAACCTTCTGAAATTAGATTCGAAGATTGTGAACAATATGATTTTAGTAGATTACTAAGTGGCATATATTCGATTTTAAGAGAATGTATAGAATATCATACAAAAACACTAGTTAGAAGAGATATTGCCATTAAAACACTTCCGCAAGAATTTCAAATTACAGAACTTAAAAAAGAAGTTAAAGATTTGGTTGGTAAAATTGAATTGGATGAAAATAGAATTAGAAATATATACAATCCACAAAATATCCAAGCAAACCCAAAAGGAACTTCTATTATAGATGAAGTTATAAAAATAAAAAAAGACCCGATAATTAAAATAGACCCAATAGATGATATTATTTTATATCCTAAAGATGATGTAATTGATATCATTTTACCAAAAGATGATATAATAATAACACCTATAAAAGACCCTATAAGAG